GAACGAACAAATCAAAACAACAAGCGTTCTTGGTGAAGTAGATCATCCAGATGACCTTAAGATTAACTTAGACCGTGTATGCCACATGATTGAGAGCATGTGGATGGACGGACCTAATGGTTATGGAAAACTAAAAATTCTCCCAACTCCAATGGGGCAACTAGTTAAAACAATGTTGCAATCCGGTGTGAGATTGGGCGTCTCGAGTCGTGGATCAGGTAACGTTGATCCACATAACGGACGTGTCAGTGACTTTGAAATAGTCACTGTAGACGTGGTCGCACAACCCAGTGCTCCAAATGCTTATCCAAAAGCAATTTATGAAGGACTGATGAACATGAAACATGGGCATCACATTTTAGAAATGGCTCGTGAGTCTGGGAAAGACGGCAAAATACAAAAGTACCTGAAAGACGAAGTTTCTCGTCTTATCAGAGACCTAAAAATTTAGGAGAATCGCATGTTAGATGCTATTAAACCACTATTAGATAGCGATCTCGTCAATGAGGACACTCGTACTGCTATTGCTGAACAATGGGAAGCAAAAATGGTCGAGGCCAAAGAGACAGTGCGTGCTGAACTTCGTGAGGAGTTTGCACAACGCTATGAGCATGACAAAACTGTGATGGTAGAAGCCCTAGATAAAATGGTTACAGAAGGCTTAGCTAATGAAATATCAGCTCTTAACGAAGAGAAGAAAGCATTAGCTGAAGATCGTGTTAAGTTTCATAACAAGATGAAAGAAAATGCTGATAAGTTTAACGGCTTTTTAGTTAAACAACTTTCAGAAGAGTTAAAAGAACTACGCACAGATCGTAAGGTATCAAAAACAGGTTTTGAAAAATTAGAAAAATTTGTTGTTGGTGCTTTAGCTGAAGAAATCAAAGAATTTGCTGCTGACAAGAAAGACTTAGTGGAAACTAAAGTAAGACTTGTTTCACAAGCACGCAATAAACTTGATAATCTAAAGAGCAAGTTCATAAAAGAATCTGCTAAGAAGATGGCTTCAACTGTATCTACGCATCTTAAGGCTGAAATGGGTCAACTTAAAGAAGACATTAAAATTGCTCGTGAGAACAATTTTGGTCGTCGAATCTTCGAAGCATATGCAACTGAGTTTGGTGCTACACATTTAAATGAAAATGAAGAAGTACGTAAACTTAATGCAACTATTGTAGAAAAAGATAAACAGTTGGCAGAAGCCATTGCTGTTAAAGACAAGGCGAAAGCACTTGTTGAAAGCAAAAATAACGAAATCAAAGTTATAAAAGAAGCCAATGAGCGTGATGCTACATTGGACGAGCTTCTATCTCCTCTCAATGATGAGAAGAGAGAAATTATGACTAACTTACTTGAAAACGTTCAGACATCTCGATTGAAGAACGCTTTTGAAAAATATTTGCCAGCAGTGTTGAGCGAAACCAAAGCAACTAAAAAGGCTGCAAGTTTAACTGAACAAACTGGTAATAAAACTGCAAAGGTTGTCGATAAAGCAGATGACGATTCAAACGTCATTGCCTTGAAACGCCTAGCAGGGCTTTAACTAAAAAAGGAGACATTTAATGTCACAAGAACTACTAGAAAGCCGTTGGGGTGAGACCAAAGAAGCCCTCCTAGAAGGATTACAAGGTGCTCGTCGCTCAACAATGGGTGTTATATTAGAAAACACTCGCAAACACTTAAATGAAAACGCAACTGCGGGTTCAACTGCATCAGGTAACATTGCAACTCTTAACAGAGTTATTTTGCCTGTTATCAGACGTGTTATGCCAACTGTTATAGCCAACGAATTAGTTGGTGTTCAGCCTATGACTGGACCAGTTGGTCAAATCCATACACTAAGAGTACGTTATGCAACAGCAATGGCAGATACTTCAGCAGCCGCTACTCCAACAGCAGCTGGCGATGAAGCATTATCACCATTCAAAATTGCAACTGCATATTCAGGTGCTAACGGAACTGGTGCAGCATCAGCCGCAACTGGTTACGGTGGAAGTGCAACAGCAGCTATGGAAGGATTAGGCGGAAGAAATATTTCTGTTCAAATCTTAAAGCAAGCTGTAGAAGCAAAGACACGTAAGTTACAAGCACGTTGGACTTTTGAAGCAGCTCAAGATGCACAAGCAATGCACGGTATCGACGTAGAAGCAGAAATCATGGCAGCATTAGCTCAAGAGATTACTGCAGAAATCGATCAAGAGATTCTATTATCTCTACGTACATTAGCCGCAACTGAGTTCACATACAACCAGGCTGCAGTATCAGGTACTGCTACTTTCGTTGGTGATGAGCATGCCGCTTTAGCAGTATTGATCAACAGAACAGCTAACTTAATTGCACAACGTACAAGACGTGGTGCAGGTAACTATGCAGTTGTTTCTCCAGCTTCATTAACAGTGTTACAATCAGCTACAACTTCAGCATTTGCTAGAACTACAGAAGGTACTTTTGAAGCACCAACAAACACAAAGTTTGTAGGTACATTAAACGGTACAATGAGAGTATTCTGTGATTCATATGCAGCTGACACTCAAGCAGTATTAGTAGGATACAAAGGTGCATCTGAAACAGACGCTCCAGCTTTCTACTGCCCATACGTACCGCTAATGAGTTCAGGTGTTGTACTAGATCCGACATCATTTGAGCCAGTAGTAAGTTTTATGACTAGATATGGATATATCGAGTTATCAAACACTGCAAGTTCATTTGGAAATGCCGGTGACTATGTAGGTGAGATTGCAGTTCAGAACTTATCATTCTCATAATATACACTGAAAACTTTATTAAAAATAGCACCTTTGGGTGCTATTTTTTTGACCATAAATACTATTAACACAATTAAGTGTTTTATGCGGACAAAACCGCGTAGGCCTAGAACGCCAACTTTTTGAAAGGAGAAAACAAATGGGTAGACCTCTTAAAATAAAAATATCTGATACACAGGATGCTGGTTTTAACAATCCAGGAGACGACAGTGCCGCAAGAACACCTTCTGGTGAATTATTCTATGGTGCAGTAGGTGGAAATCCTAACACCAGTGACTACACATTTCCAGTAATGACATGTCGTATTCGACCAACTGGTGGAAGTGTAACAACCGAAGGTGATGGTTTTATAATCAAGCAAAAAGGTGCAAGAAAGTACCAAGTATCAAGATTAGATGCTGCCGCTATTGACCCTGCAAATGCAGTGGTTGGCAGTGTACTAAGAGTGGTTTCAGTTGGTGATACCGACTGGGAAGCAATGGGTGCAGGTAAAGGAACAATTGCCGCAGGACATATTTTTACTGTAACTGCAGCCGCTGGTGCCGGTACTTCAGGTACGGCTGCTGAGTGTGGAATTTGTACACTTGCAAACGAAGCTGATGCTGCTTTATCAACAGGTAGTATGACTATAACATACACAGACGAAGGTTCAAGTGCAGTACGTATTGAAAGACTAATGGGCGGTAGACGTTCAGTGGACTTCAGTGGTAATGTAAGATTGATTAACTTTTTTAACATTCTAGATGACACAGTTGCTGTTGGTGGATCAGGTAGTTCTGCTTCTCCTGCAACCATGGATCTAGTACAAGTTGAGAACGCCTCATTAGGTTAATAGATACTTTTTAACTACCAAAACCCTTACTGTATTAAGTACAGTGAGGGTTTTTTATGAGTACTGCATTTATAATTGGAAATGGTAAAAGTCGACTTGTTGTTGATCTTAACGTTTTGAAGTCTCAAGGAAAAATCTATGGTTGCAATGCATTGTACCGTACATTTGTTCCTGATTGTTTAGTTGCCACTGATAGACCAATTGCTGAAGCAATACAAAACAGTGGTTATTCAAAACAGTATCGATTTCATACACGAAAACCAATTCCAGGTTTAGGTGCTCAACCTTTACAAAACAAATACAAAGGATATAGTAGCGGTCCAAATGCAACTGCACTTGCATGTCTTGATGGTCATACTGAAATATTTCTAGTAGGATTTGATCTTGGAACAACCAATGGTATGTTTAACAATGTGTATGTAGACACAGAATTTTACAAAAAACAACTAGAGCCTCCTACATTTTCGGGAAACTGGGTAAGGCAACTGCTAGAACTTGCAAAAGAATTTGATAATGTAAATTTTACAAGAATTGAAGGACCCGAAAGTGCTTTTGTAAAACAATTTAACAGTTTGCCTAATATGAATATTCAGTCAATGGACAAGTTTCTTGAAATGGTAAATACACGTAGAGGTCCATTATGAATACTAAAAAAAGAATCGACGGCGATTACTACATTGAAACCATAAACACTGCAGATAGGGTGTACATCAATACCAATACGATGGAAGTTGATGGAAACCTAGTTGTAAGTGGAAATATAACCTATATTAACACTGAAGTACTTGATGTTAAAGATCCGTTTATTGTAACTAATAGTAGTAATACCGCAACATATGCTAGTAATGCAGGTTTACTTACTCATAAAACTGCATCAACTTTTGCAGGTATTAGATATAATACAACAGATAACAAATGGGAATTAAGTACCAGCACTAGCGAAACTGGTGAAACAGGTACGTGGGATGAAATTGGAACTGCTGCAGCAGGAAGTGTTGCAGGAGCAAACACACAAGTACAATTCAACAATGAAGGAAACTTTGGTGCAAGTGCAAATTTAACATTTACTGATACCAATCAATTAAATATTGCAGGAAACGTTAATCTTACTGCAGGTTTACAATTAGCAGACACTGCAACTCCTGGTTCAGTTGCAAATACTACCGTACTTTACGGAAACGTAGCAGGCAGTGGCGGAACAGGTGTTTATTTTGTAGATGGATCAACTGCAGATGAACTAGTAAGCAAAAGCAAAGCAATTGTTTTTGGAATTATATTTTAAGGAACTAAAATGGCAATACAAACCGCAAACGTTAGTAACAGTGCAACAACAGTATATACAAGTACCAATAATACTGCAATTACCTATCTTGCATTAACAAATGCAACCGCAGCCGCAGTAAACGTCGATATACACATCGTTCCAAGTGGCGACAGTGTTGGTAACATAAACTTAGTAGCAAAGACTCTAGACATTGCAGCAACTGATTCTTATCAATTGTACTCGGGTGGAGAAAAACTTTTACTCGAAAACGGAGATACTGTACAAGTTACTGCAAACGTTGCAAGTGGAGTAAATTCTGTAACTTCATTTACGAGTATCTAATATGGCAACCGGAGTTTTTCTAAAAAATAGAGAAATCCCTTCAGGTTCCTCTAGCATCAGAATTCCTTTTGGTGCTACTGCCGAGCGACCAAATGATCCTGTATTTGGAGTATTTAGATATAATACCAGTACAGGAAGTATGGAATATTTTGACGGCACTGTGTTTCAACAAGTTGCAAAAAGTGGTGAAGCTGATATTACTGTTGATAACTTTACAGGTGATAATAGTACACTTTCATTTACTCTCAGCACAAGTGTAAGTGCCGCTGATCAAGCTATTGTGTTCATTTCAAATATATATCAACAACCATCTACCTACAGCATTACCGGTGGCGGAAATGACATTACTTTTACAGAAGCTCCTTTACTTAATGAACCAATCAACGTAATTCACGGACTCGGCAACACACCTTAACAGTGCGATAAATACTGCAAAGTTTAAGGAAATTAATAGATGGCAATTGCAAGAGTCTCTGGTAAAGCACTCGCAGATAATTTAGAAAGAACTGCTAACCTAGCCATTGACACAAACACTTTCTTTGTGGATGTTACTAACAATCGAGTTGGTATAGGTAGTAATACACCAACAGTTACACTAGACGTAGCTGGAAGCAGTAATATTGCAAATATTTCGATTGCAGGAAATGCTATCAGTGCTGAAGGTAATCTAGATCTCAGTGGAAGTAATGTTAATCTTGGTGCAAACAGTGCAGTTATATTAACTGGAGGCACATCAGGACAAATACTATCAACAGATGGTTCAGGATCATTAAGTTGGGTTGATAGTGCAAACGTAGATGCTCTGCTTGGTAATACTATACAAATTGGTACGCCAACAGATGGTGACCTAACATCAAATGTTGCCTACGATGGCTGGACAGCAAACACAGTTGTCACTGATGGATTAGATGATCTAAATCAAGTTAGTTTAAATATTGCTAACGGCACCTTTGTTGGACAAGCAGATTTCACAGGAACACCATTGGCTGGTCCTAGTCCAATGGACGTTGATTTCACTGGAACATTTATTGGAAATGCGACCTCATATCTTTGGGATTTTGGAGACGGCAACACCAGTACATCACAAAATCCAACAAATACCTATGCTAACACAGATGGTGGACAATTTACTGTAACTTTTACTGCTTTCAATCCAGATGGAACCTACGAAGGCAATGTAAGTTTAGGTGCAAAAGGATCTGTTGATTCAAAGACTCGTACAAATTATATAACACTTTACACACCTACGCCTGCACCAAGTTTTACAATAACTGATAGCACTATAGATAGCGGAACTGCCGCTGAAATTACCAACACATCTACCAATGTTACTTCTAGTTACGAACTGGATTGGGGTGACGGTGCCGCAAATGTTAATCCAAGTCTTGGGTGGACAACACTTACCAATACCTATACCAACGCAGGTGGAGATGCACAGTATTCAATTGTGTTAGCAGGAACATCAAATACTGCTGGGCCTAGTCCAGTTACTGTGTATAGCTCGCCAGGTGTTGTAGACGTTTTCAGTGATCATACTTCATTGTCAAGTGCTAACGTAACAACAGTGGTTAATGAAGAAGCTACATCAGGTGGTGTAGTACAATTTACAAACAGTACTGCAACAGATCCGGGAACAACCGCAGTATTTGGCTCACAACAAAAATATCGTTGGACCTGGGGTGACGGAAACGTTAATGCTGTAAATATTCAAACTGGTGTTGCGGGTAACCCTGGTACACCAATCAATCATACTTTTGCATTAGACAGCGGAAACCAATCAAGCGGAACTGCACAAACTTTTGAAGTACAACTAGCCACAGAAAACGGAAGCACCAACAGTCCTTTTAATGCTGGAAATATAACAATTACAGTTGAACCAGATATACGCAGTATTTTTACTGGAACAACAGTGATTACCAGTGATAAAACAGGTGATACTGCACAAGATGGATATTTGTTCACAGATTATAGAACAGGCTTGTCCACAACTGACAGAGGTCTAGTTACATTTCAAAATACAAGTCAGAACGTTACAACAACAAATTTTACATTTGGTGATGGTAATACCACAGGAAACATCACAAGTGGTGCAGGAACACCAGGAGCCGCAAATATTACAAACAGTTATGGAACTGTTAGTAGTTTTACAGTTGTTCTTACATCATCAGGAACTCCTGTAAGTATTGCACAAACAGATACAGAAACAAAAACAAATTATATTACAATTAATGCAAACCCGACTGCACCAACTGCACTAAGCGGAAAGACTCTTAGTTTGCAAGACGCAAGCCAAGGCACAAGTCCATTATTGGCAGCTAATGCAACTGATAACAGTGGCGGAAACATAGTTTCCGCAGGTAGTAGTGTCACTAGATATACCACAACTACAACAATCAACACAAACAATATTACTGATGCTAATACTGCTATTTCAGGAAATTTATCAGCAGTGTTCAACGGCAGTGAAGCTGGTAATGTAACTTTTACTCCAGACGGAGATGCTGCAGGTACCTATACAGATCTTATAGTTGTAAACGATGGTGATGCACACGATGAAATAAGTGCAAGTACCTATCCAACAGGATTTGCAAAAGTTTTTGATGCACGTTGGCAACGTGCTCTAAGCGGTATAAGTGTAGGTTATAACGATGCAAAACTTAGTCATACAACTGCTGGTGATACTAATCTAGTAGACTTTGTTAAAGATGACATGACAGACGTTCCGACAGTTGTGCAAGGAAACGCAACTATTGCAGAACAAACTGCAGGAACCTATAGATATATTTCAGGAGTTCCATATTACAATACAGGCTCTCCGGCAGTTACTATTACAGGTTTAGAAGTATCGAATCTCACAGGACAAACATATAGAAACACAACTCAACCAATACAATTTACAACTGGTACCTTAGCAGAAAGCACCACTGGTAGTATTATTGGAACTCAAACCAAAACCTATGGTGATATCGACGGTACTCCAAGTTTTGTTACTGCTGGCATAGTTGATGCTGATGTTGGAGTAGCATCTCCGCAACAATTAGGAAACATCACACTTAGTATAAATGGCAGTGCAAGAGCAGTCGGCTATCTAGACAGTCAGATGTTTAATGTTAATGGATCTAGTTCAATTGTTAATGTGACAGACAAGTACATACAGATTTATAGTGCTAGTTTGTCAGGATTTGACGAAGGAAACATACCAGTCAGTGATTCTCTTGGAAGTGTGTACGATGACGATGGTTTGAGAATTGAAGGATTAGGAAGTGCTGCCGACAATCCAACCTTTGCAGATCAAGATTGGTATACAGGAAATGTGTGGACTGGAGCGGAAACCATTGCTGGTACAAGTGAAGCAGTTGTGCGTTGGGGTACTCTTAGTCATTTTACTACTGATTTAAGCAGTGGTTATCTGCCAGCAGGTCCTGATTTGAACACAGGTAGATCTGGAACACAATATTTTACTTTTGCCTTTAGAAGGGCAACTGTTGCTAACTTTGACATCAGTTTGAACAGTAGTACTGGAATAACTGGATTGTGGATTGCCTCTCCAGGCACTGCAATTGATAGTGCTAGTACAATAAATGGATGGGTTGATGGAACAATTCAATATGCTGGTTCTGGTGTGCCTGGTGCTGATACAGGCAACGGTGGTAATGGCAGTAACGGATGTGCCTTAACTGGTGCTGATGTAATTCCAACAGGCACAAGTATAAATGCAGCCTATACCATGACACTAGGAAGTGCAAACAGTTCAAACGCTACAGGAAACAACATACTTGTGCGTATAGCACTAGCAAGTGGCGAAACACTAACCAGTGTTAGTGTAGGAGTAGCAAGCTAATGGCACTAGCAGATAGCACTAAAGTAGACTTTTTATGGAAAAAACTTGGTTTTGGAGTTGCAAAAACTGCACCTCCTGCCAACAAGGAAGCATTCAACGAGAGTATTGCATCTCCATTATTAATGCGGGCAGACAAAGTATGGCAGAGCTCAGCATCAATACCAGGTGTTAAACCAAGTTCTTCTAGCAGTATTGTTGAAATATACCAAGATGCCGCTGGAGGTAGTGCTACAGTGGAAACCACCGAGGATCTAACTGCTCCGGATAACCAAACCTGGAAAACCAATTTAACAGATTGGATTCCGACTGAATTTGGATCAACCTATTTGGTTAAAGTTTATGTAGATGATGCTGGTGCAGCCAGCCCACAGAGCACAGGTACACAGTTATTCCAAGCAGGTAGTGGAAATGAAGATGGATGGTTTTTTGATTATCAAGCAGGTGTACTAAACTTTAATGGCGATAATATTCCTAGTCAAATAGGAACAGGTGTTACAGGCAAGTCAATTTACATTGTTGGAGCAAGATACATTGGGCCTTTTGGTGTAGGTGGTGGATCAACAATTGGAAATTTGACTGTTACAGATACAACAGTTGGTACTAGTAATGCAGGAAGCGATATAGTATTAGAAGTCACCGGAAACGGAACTGTTAACATTGACACAACAACTGCACTGCAGATTGCAGTTGGTAATACTGCACAACGTCCTGTATCTCCATCTACTGGTGATTTACGTTTTAACACCTCAGAAACTGCTGTTGAAGTCTACAATGGCACAGGATGGGAAACTGTTGGCCAAGATACAACAACAATTACTAGTCAGACCTTCTCAGGAGACAATAGCACTGTTGCATTTACATTAAGCACCAGTGCAACCACTGCAAGTGTTATTGTAAGCATAAATGGTACAGTTCAAGCACCTACAACTGCTTATTCTGTAAGTGGTACAACACTTACTTTTACTGAAGCACCGGCAAGTGGAGATGCTATTGAAGTAAGGCAGATTACTGCAACCACAACTGTGACTTCTATTACAAACGGAACGGGTAATTCTATTACAGTAGACACCAACGGAATTGCACAGTTCTCAACTATTCATAGTCTACAACTACCAACGTACACTGTAACTGAAGCAAATGCACTTACAAATACGTCTGCTGGACAGATAATTTATGTTAGTAATGGTAATGGAGGGGCACCTTGTTTGGCCGTATACAACGGTTCAAACTGGCAACAAGTACGCTTTGATGGTACAATTTCTGCCACCTAAAATCTATTATAAAAGCACTGTAAACCACGGTTGTTGAAAATCGCACCCCTAGATAAATATTATCATAAGAGATTGATTAAAACTTCTAACGGGTTTCTGAAGTAAAGGATACAGTACAAAATGGCATTAACCAGAATTGCAAACAACCAAATTACAGACGCTACCATTGTAGCTAGTTCGAAATTACAAGATAATAGTATTTCAGCTGGCAAGTTAGCAAATAACTTAAACTATGGTAGTAACCTTACTATCACAGGAAACTTAACAGTTAACGGTACAAGTACAACACTTGATACAGTCAACACAATCATTGAAGATCCAATACTTCTACTAGCAAAAGATCAAACTGGCTCTGCAGCAGTTGACATAGGATTTGTAGGAGAACGTGGAGATGATACAAACATAGCATGGATATGGGATGAGGCAAACGACCAATTTGCTGCTGGATTTACATCAGCAGATGGCAGTGCCAACACTATCACACTATCAAGTTATGCAGATGCAAGAGTTGCTGATATCACAATGGTCGACTTAGCACCATCAGGTAACGTAACAACAGCATTGAATGCTTCAAGCACAATTGAAGCTGGCACATCAATCACTGCTGGTACAACTGTAACTGCAACTGGTAACGTAAGTGGTGGGAACTTGACTACTGCAGGTCAAGTTGCTGGTGACAATGCTGATATAACAAATGGCATAACAGCCGGAACTACAATCACTGCAACTGGAAACGTAGCTGGTGGAAATGTAACCACTGCTGGCCAGGTACAAGCAGACAATGTTGATGCTACTAACGGAATTACAGCCGGAACCACTATTGTTGCAACAGGTAATGTTTCAGGAGGCAATGTTACAACTGCTGGACAGGTACAAGCTGATAACGTAGATGCTACAAATGGCATTACTGCCGGAACAACTATAACTGCTACTGGAAACGTAAGTGGTGGTAATGTAACAACTAGCGGTCAAGTACAGGCAGATAACCTAGACGCTACAAATGGCATAACAGCCGGAACTACTATTGTTGCAACAGGTAACGTAAGTGGTGGCAACTTAACTACAGCTGGCCAGGTTGTGGCAACAGGAAATATTACAGGTGGTAACTTAATCACCGCAGGTACATTTCAAGCCGCAAGTATTACTGCTACAGGAAATATTACAGGTGGAAACATAGTTACTGCTGGTGCAATCACTGATGGCGTATTAACAATTGATGATGGTTCAATAACAAGTGGTGTTGCCGCTACATTCAGTGGTGCAGTAGAAGGTGGATCGTTAACAGACGGAACTGCTACAATCAGTTCTGGTGCTATTACTGGTGCTACATCAGGAACATTCAGTGGAACAGTTACTGGTGGCACACTTACTGATGGCACTGCAAGTATAAGCAGTGGAGCAATCACAGGTGCAACCAATATCACAGGGTCAGGCACAATTACAGGCGGTACATTAACTGATGGTACTGCAAGTATTAACTCAGGTGCTATTACTGGTGCTACATCAGGAACGTTTAGTGGAACTGTTACAGGTGGAACTCTAACAGATGGTACTGCAAGTATCAACTCAGGTGCAATTACAGGTGCTACATCAGGTTCATTTAGTACAACACTAACTGCAACTGGTAACGTAACTGGTGGAAACATAAACACAGGTGGTATTGTAACTGCAACTGGAAATGTATCAGGTGGCAACTTAACCACTGGTGGCGACATTGATGCAAGCGGTGACATCTCAGGTTTAACCATTACTTCAGCAACATTCCAAGGTGCTAACCCAACAATACAATCAACAGGTACAAATCAAAATATTATACTTGATCCAAACGGAACTGGTTCTATTGATGCAAGTAACGCAAAAATTATTCAACTTGCTACTCCAACTGCTGATGGCGATGCTGCCAATAAATCATATGTTGATTCAGTTGCTGAAGGTCTTGATATTAAAGGATCATGTGTGGCTGCAACAACAGGTGCATTACCGGCAGTGACATACGATAATGGTACATCAGGTGTTGGTGCTACATTAACTGCTGACGCAAATGGAGCATTGGCCGCAATAGATGGCGTAACACTTGTTGCTGACGAAAGAGTGCTTGTTCAAAACCAAGCTGCTGCTTTACAAAATGGTATCTATGTTGTAACCACAGTAGGTGATGGTTCAAATCCTTTCGTATTAACAAGAGCAACTGATTTTGATCAAGGTTCACCAAGTGGAGAAATTCCAGGAGGTTTCACATTTATTGAAGAAGGTTCTACTAACGCTGATGCAGGTTTTGTTTGTACAACAAATGCTCCGGTAACTATGGGCACAACTGAAATTAACTTTACACAGTTCTCAGGTGCTGGAGGTATTACTGCTGGTGATGGTTTAACCAAAACTGGTGACACATTAAGTGTTAACGTTGATGATGTAACCACTGCTATAGTTGGTGATGCAGTTGTTGTGAAGACAAGTGCTAACCTAACCACACCAAATATTGGTGTTGCCAACGGTGATAGCTTAACAGTCACAGGAAACGTAGACGGTGTAAGTTCAAACTTTTCGGGTGTTGCAGTTGTAACTGGTAATGTAACCGGCGGTAACCTAAACACAGGTGGTGCAGTAGTTGCAACTGGATTAATTAGTTCAGGATCAACTATCACTGCAACTGGTAACGTAACTGGTGGCAACCTAACCACTGCTAATGCTATGGACAGTGCTACTATCAACACCACTGGTGAAGCAACTCTAGCAAGTGCAATAGTAAGTGACTTGACCGCAGGTCGTGTTGTACTAGCAGGGACAAGTGGTGCTATCGAAGACAGTGGAAACTTTACATTTGACGGTTCAACTGCCGCGGTCACAGGTGCAATAACTGCAAGTACAACTATTACTGCAACAGGAAACGTAGCTGGTGGTAACTTAACCACTGCTGGACAAGTGGCTGCAGACAATGCTGATATAACAAATGGCATTACAGCTGGTACAACTATTACTGCAACAGGTAATGTTGTAGGTGGTAACTTAACAACTGCTGGACAAGTAGCCGCAGACAATGCTGATATAACAAATGGCATTACAGCTGGTACAACTATTACTGCAACAGGTAATGTAAGTGGTGGTAACTTAACAACTGCAAACGCTATGGACAGTGCCACTATTAATACCACAGGCGAAGCTACATTAGCAAGTGCTGTTGTAAGTGATCTGACAAGTGGTCGTGTTGTATTAGCAGGTACTGCTGGTGCAATTGAAGATAGTGGAAACTTTACATTTGACGGATCAACTGCGGCTGTTACAGGTGCTATTACGGCAAGTACAACAATAACTGCAACTGGTAACGTAAGTGGTGGAAACATCACAACAGGTGGTGCAATGGAAGCTACTGGACTTATTAGTTCAGGCTCAACAATAACTGCAACAGGTAATGTTGCAGGTGGCAATCTAACCACTGCTGGTCAAGTAGCTGCAGACAATGCTGATATAACAAATGGGATTACAGCTGGTACAACTATTACTGCTACAGGTAATGTTGCAGGCGGTAACATTACTACAGCTGGTGCAGTAGATGCCACAGGCGATGTAACTGGTGCAAATCTTAAAACTGGTAACATAACAATTGCAACAGATGATATTACATCAGCAGGTACTGCAATAACTGTTAACCAAGATGCACAAGATGTAGACTTTATTGTTGAAGGTAGTTCAAATGCAAACCTACTAACAATTGATGCTGGTACAGACACAATTGTTGTTGGTAGTGCAACTACTACGACAGGTGTAACATTTAAAGTTGACTCAACTGATTCACAGATGATTCCAGTTGGTACAACTGCACAACGTCCAACAGGTGTTACTGGTATGATACGTTTCAATTCCACACTTGATCAATTTGAATTCTATGATTCAGATAGTTGGACAACTGCTGGTAGTGACTTTACAGTTATTGCAAGTGAAACATTCTCAGGTGATAACAGCACAACAGCATTTACACTAGGTAGTACTCAAACAACTGCAAGTTGTATTGTAAGCATAAACGGTGTGGTACAAGAACCAACAACTGCATATGCTGTAAGTGGAACAACACTAACATTTACTGAAGCACCTCTTGCAGGTGATACAATTGAAGTAAGAGAAATCACAACCACTTCAACAATCTTAGCACTTGAATCAGATGATACTACTTCAAGTGTGACCACTCAAGATGGCGGTGATGTTGCAATAAAAGGTAACATTATACCAACTGCTAACGCAACCTATGACTTGGGAAGTTCAACAGAGCGTTGGAACGATCTCTACCTTACAGGTAGCACAATTACACTTGGTAACGTTGTTATTAAAAACACAGGCGGAAATGCAGTTGGATTTTTTGGTCCAGACGGTACTACACCAGGTGTGATCGACGCCAACGTTGAAATTGCTGGTGACAGTATTGTTAACGGAACCAGTTCGGTAGACTTTTCAGGAACCAATGGTGATGTAAGACTTACTTCGGGTGGTACACAGTCATTAACTGTAATATCAACTGGTGCTAACGTAGCAGGTGATTTTGCCACAACAGGCGATGTAAGATTCCTAGACGGCGACGCAAGTAACTATGTAGGTTTCCAGGCTCCAACAACAGTCTCAAGTGATCTAGTTTGGACACTTCCGTCAGCAGATGCTGGTGTAAGTGGATACGCTCTAGTAAGTGACGGTGCAGGAACATTGAGCTTTGCGGCTGCAGGAGCAACTGTAAGTGCAGATACAAGCACAGATACTGACTTCTTGTTATACTTTGCAAGTACCACAACTGGTGCATTGACTGCTGTTAAACAAGACAGTGGATTGATATACAATCCAAGTAGTGGAACGCTTACAAGTGCAGCCTTTAGTGGAGATGGATCTGCATTAACAGCACTTAATGGATCGCAAGTCACAACAGGAACAATTGCAGCAGCTAGAGTTGCAACACTGAACCAAGACACAACTGGTACAGCCACAATTGCAACAACAATAACAGTAGCAGATGAAAGCAGTGATACAACTTGTTTTCCATTATTTGCAACTGCAGCCACTGGAGATCTTGGAGCTAAGTCAGGTTCCAACTTAACCTTTAATAGTAGTACAGGTGTATTAGCAGCCACAACGTTTAGTGGTAGTGGTGCAAGTTTAACCTCACTTAATGGATCAAACATAAGCTCAGGAACAATTGCAGCGGCTAGAGTGGCAACACTTAACCAAAACACAACAGGTACTGCTGGTGGTTTATCAAGTGCAGTAACAGTATCGTTGACTGGTGCAGTTACAGGAAGTGCAACATTTACAAGTGCAGGTGATACAGCAAGTATTACTACTACTGCAACATCAGATCCAACAATCACATTAGCTGGAGACTTGACAGGTAGTGCAACACTTACTAACTTAGGCGATGCCACATTAACAGCAACTATTGCAGCCAACTCAGTTGCTCTAAGCACTGATACAACTGGAAACTATGTACAACAAGGTGCTACAAGTGGTAGTGGTATAAGTGGTAGCGTAAACAGTGAAGGTGGAACATTTACTGTAACATCAAATGCTACAAACGCAAACACTGGTTCAACTATTGTGTTTAGAGATGGTAGTGGAAATTTCAGTGCTGGTGTAATAACTGCAACAGCTACACAAGCACGATACGCTGACTTGGCTGAGATGTATGCCGCAGACGGCGACATTGAAGCAGGCACAGTTGTACACTTTGCAGGTGAAGGTAAACTTGCCGCATGCAATCAAGCAAACCATCATGCAGTAGCAGGTATTGTTTCTACAGATCCAGCCTACTTGATGAATAAGGATCAAGAAGGTGTTGCACTAGCAATATCTGGTAGAGTACCATGTAAAGTAACAGGTGTTGTTAACGCAGGTGACTTAATGGTAAGTGCAGGTAACGGTCGAGCAATGGCTAACAACAGTCCAGCAATTGGTACAGTAATTGGTAAAGCAATCGAATCCAACGCAGGCGGAGAAGCAGTTATTGAAGTACTAGCAATGATGATGTAATTCATAAACAACAAATTAGAAATAGCACCTTTGGGTGCTATTTTTTTGATCAAAAATCCAGATAAATACTGCAAAGATAAGGACAGACCATGGGATTAACTCGGCCTAGAGCTCACCAGCTTCAAGACATAGACTACAAGCAAACCGCTAGAGCAGTAACCACTTCAAACATTACATTGAGTGGAGGTGCACCTGCTACAGTAGATGGTGTAAGTCTTGCACTGCGTGATAGAATACTAGTCACAGGTCAATCCACAGGAAGCGAAAACGGAATATACTATGTAACCACAGTTGGTGCAGGATCAAACGGAACTTGGGCACGATCATTGGATGCTGATACCACTGGAGAAGTTAGTGCAGGGATGATCATTATGATCACCGAAGGTACTACCTATGCTGATACTCAATGGAAACTAACCACAGATGATCCAATCACAATTGGCACAACTGCACTGACTTTTGTTCGCAATGGTAATGCAGCCTATGGCACAGTTGCAGTAAGCGGTGAAGATAGTATTGTTGCTGATGCTATAGGCGATACAATTACTATTGTAGCTGGTACAAATCTTGCCCTAACAACCAACGCATCAACAGACACACTTACAATTACACCAAGTTTAACTCCATCACTTACGAGTGTAACTGCTACAGGGAACGTCACAGGCGGCAACATAACCACTGCTGGGATTGGTACATTTGGTACTATGACAGACGGTACAGTATCATTTACCAGCGGTAACATATCTGGCGTTGACGAACTAAGAATTGATCAAAGTGGCACTGGTTTGCGTATGACAAATGTAGGTGCATTTGATAATGATGGCAGTGACAACTTCCGTATTTTTTCTACAAATGATTTGAAAATTGCTGCTAATGGTCAAAATGGTACCGCTATTACTGTTGACGCAACCAATCAAGATGTTACAGTCACAAACGATTTGCGTGTTGATGCTGGGAATCTTTACATCGGCGGTACGGCAGTTACAGCAACAGCCACTGAACTTAACCTGCTGGATGGTGTTACTGGGCTTACACTTGGTACTGCCAACGAAATTCTCATTGTAGGATCAGACAATACAAGTATCGAAGGAACCGATATTTTAACCATTGATACAGCAAGTAATTATGTTGGTATCAATCAAACATCTCCTGAAGTAACACTACACATGACAGGTGAGGATGCTCAAACAGCACAGATTCGTATGGAACAGTACAACAACAGTGCTGACGCTCCAGATATAAGAACAAGAAGATACAGAGGCACAGTAGCATCACCACTTGCAGTCAACTCGGGTGATTATCTATTTAGAAGTAACCACGAATATTACAATGGTACATCACTGGTTACAGGTGGATCGTTTGCTTTTGATAATACAAATAATGCTGCTAGAACACAGTTTTCGGTTGCTGTTGATACTGATGGCACAGGTGCAGATCCTGCAGGCAATAACGGACAGTTTAAGATTGACGGCAACGACAGTGGTGCTATCACATTTAACAATGCCTATAAGTTTCCAACCTCAGACGGTACTGCTGATCAAGTTCTTGTTACTGATGGTGCAGGAACTCTTAGTTTTGCTGATGCAAGCGGAGGCGGTGCAACAGTAAGTTCAGATACCAGTACAAATACCAATTTCTTATTATATTTTGCAAGTACCACAACTGGTGATTTAACTGCGGTAAAACAAGACAGTGGATTAACGTACAATCCAAGCACTGGTTTGTTAACATCAGCGGCATTTAGTGGTAGTGGTGCAAGTTTAACAGCCTTAAATGGATCAAATATTTCAACAGGCACTGTAGCGGCGGCACGTGTAGCAACACTCAATCAAAACACCACAGGCACTGCTGGTGGATTAAGCAGTGCAGTGACCGTACAACTAAGCGGTGATGTTACTGGTAGTGCTACCTTTACTAGTGCAGGTGATACTGCGAGCATTACAACTACTATTGCTGCAAACTCAGTTGCACTAGGTACAGATACAACAGGCAACTATGTTGGAACAATTACTGGCGGTACTGGTATATCATCAAGTGGAGCAACCACAGGTGAAGGTGTTGCACATACCTTGTCAATTGACAGTACAGTTGCAACGCTAACTGGTTCACAAACACTTACAAATAAAACACTTACCAGTCCAGTTATTAGCACAATCAGTAATACCGGAACACTAACACTACCAACCTCTACTGGTACTATTGCACTTACCAGTGATATACCAACAAACAACAATCAGCTAACTAATGGTGCTGGTTATACCACTAATGTAGGTGATATTACCAACGTTGCGGTAAGTGGAACAGGACTTTCAGGTGGTGGTGCTAGTGGTAGTGTTACCATTACCAGTAATGCCACTAGTGCTAATACAGCTAGCACCATTGTTGCTAGAGATAGTTCGGGCAATTTTAGTGCTGGCGTGATAACTGCAACCGCCACACAAGCAAGGTATGCTGACCTGGCAGAAAAATATACCAGTGATCAAGATTATGAGCCTGGAACTGTTGTTGAACTTGGAGGCGAATACGAAGTAACACAAACTCGTAGGTCTAGAAGCACTGCAATTGCAGGTGTAGTTTCAACTGATCCTGCCTACTTGATGAACAATGATTTAGATGGTATCAGTGTAGCACTTATTGGACGAGTACCATGCAAGGTTGTTGGAACTGTACGCAAAGGCGATAT